TAGTTAACCCAAATACAGGCCATCCTTTAGTTTCACAAGCAGCTTCAGGTACAGGTGACCAAACAGGTGCTTATCAACATTTATCTGTTCAAACAACCGCTTCTGGTCATGTAGATATAGTACTACACAGCCCACATCCCCCTACAAGTGCCCCAACTGATGAGGTACATGGAGGATCAGGTGCTATTGTATATTTTGCAGACCTTAAAATTAATGAAGGATAATGAAATTAGTACAAGGTAGAATACCATTTATTCAAACTCCTGATCAATCTAAACTTGTTCAGGGTAGAGTACCATTTATAAGGACCCCACAACCACAAAAGAAAACAGCAGCAGCAGCGGCCCCCGCAGCAGATGGACCTGATAATTTAGCTTCTTTTAGTGGAGTAGCTAAAGCTAGTATTGCATCAGTAAATGGAGTTGCTCTTGCAAGTATTGCATCAATAAATGGTGTTTCTTAATTTTAACATATATGTATATTCAAACATAAAAATTTAAAAGTTATGGCAATTAAAGAATCAAAGACATTAGAAGCTCAAGAATTAAATGCTCTTAAAGAATTAAGAAAAAATATTAATACTCTTACTTTTCAAAGAGGGCAAATAGGGTTAGCTGAAGATAATTTAGAATTACAAAAAATTACAATTCAGGAAGAAATGCAAAAATTAGCCCAAGAAGAAAATAAAATATCTACAGAACTTTTTGAAAAATACGGTAAAGGTAATGTTGATTTAGATGCAGGTACTATCACTCCAGTAGAGTAAATTAATATTTGTTTTAATTATTTTTTAGATATTTATTACTGGTCTGAACCCTGTTAATGTTTTTGACAGATAAGTCCATATTTATATACAACAACGTAATCTAAAAAATAATGGCTGAACAAATAGTATCACCAGGAGTATTTCAGAGAGAAACTGATCAATCATTCATAACACCTGCCCCGGTAGAAGTAGGGGCAGCAATAGTTGGCCCTGCTGTAAGAGGTCCTGTAGAAAGACCTACAGTAGTAACCTCTTTTGCTGATTATAAAAATAAATTTGGTACAACTTTTGTATCCGCTTCTGATAACTTAGAATTTTTTACCTCTATAGCAGTACAAAAATTCTTTGCTAATGGAGGTAATAGTATATTAGTTACTAGAGTAGCTACTGGTTCATTTACTGGTGCTACAAGTACACATATTTCTGCTTCGGATAAAGCGAGTACTCAACCCTTTACATTAGAAACATTAGGTACTGGAGAGGTAATGAATAACTCAACCGCTCTTTTAGATGGTGGTAAACAGTTTGGAGATGGATCATTAATGACAGGTTCTAGAGATAATTTAAGATATGAAATTTCTGGAATTAATAATACCGCGGGTACTTTTAATGTATCAGTGAGAAGAGGAGACGATAACCGTCAAAATAAAATAGTATTAGAAACATTTGTAGGTTGTAGTTTAGACCCAAAATCTGATAATTTTATCTCGAAAGTAATCGGTGACCAAACTACAGAAGTTACTACACAGGAAGGTCAAACATTTATCAAAATTGTAGGTGATTACGCTAATCAATCTAAATTTATAAGAGTAGCATCTGTAAATCTAAAAACAGATGATTATATACTTAATGATGGAAGTGTAGGTACTGACGCTGTTGGCATACCTTATAGTGCAAGCTTACCAATAAACCAAAGTGGATCTTTCTTTGATGGCACAGGTACTAACGATTCATCTGGTGGTGCAAATGGTCCTCTAAATTGTTTTGAAAATATAAATAGTGATAACGCCCAAGGCTTACAAGCAAGCGATTACACAACAGCTCTAAATATTCTTAAAAATACAGATGAATATAGATTTGCTACTTTAACTCTACCAGGAATATATAATGCCGATTATGCAGGAGCAGTAGCATCAGCTGTGGAACTTTGTGAAACTAGAGGTGATTGTTTTTATATTGCCGATATGGTACCCTATGGTTCAAATGTAACAACCGTTACAGGTGAAGCAGGAGAGTTAAATACTAATTTTGCTGGTACTTACTGGCCGTGGGTTAAAGTCCCATCTACAGAATTAAGTAGAAATGTATGGGCACCCGCTTCAACAGTAATGCAAGGTGTATATGCCTTTAATGACCGAGTAGCTGCTCCATTCTTTGCCCCAGCAGGATTAAATAGAGGTGGCTTACCTATTGTAAGATCAGAATTTAAAGTAACACAAGCTTTAAGAGATAAATTATATGATAATAAAGTTAACCCGATTGCTACCTTCCCAAGAGTAGGACCTGTAGCATTTGGCCAGAAAACACTACAGAAAAAAGCAAGTGCTTTAGACCGTATCAATGTTAGAAGATTATTAATTACTCTTAAAAACTTTATAGGTGATACTTCTAAAAACTTAGTATTTGAACAAAATACAACTCAAACTAGAAATAGATTCTTAAACGCAGTAAATCCATTCTTAGAATCAATACAACAAAGACAAGGTTTATTTGCCTTTAGAGTTGTAATGGATGAAACTAATAACACTGCTGAAGCAATAGATAGAAACCAATTAGTAGGCCAAATATTTATTCAACCTACTAAAACAGCTGAGTTTATAATATTAGATTATACAATTCAACCAACGGGAGCTACATTTAACGACTAAAAGTTTAAGAACATTATATTTATAACAAAATAACAACACAATGGCAATATTAAGTTCAGCAGATATGTTCTATACGGCTTACGAACCTAAGCTACAAAATAGATTCATATTTTATATAGACGGTATTCCTGCTTATCTAATTAAATCAGCAGATAAACCTAAATACACCGCAGAAGAAGTAGTTCTTGACCATATTAATGTAAAAAGGAAAGTTAAAGGTAAATCCGACTGGACTCCTATTACTTGCACATTATATGATCCTGTAACCCCTTCGGGAGCCCAGGCAGTGATGGAATGGGTTCGCCTCCACCACGAATCAGTAACAGGTAGGGATGGTTATTCTGATTTTTATAAAAAAGATATTAGATTCAATACTTTAGGCCCTGTTGGTGATGTAGTAGAAGAATGGATTTGTAAAGGTGCTTATGTAACTAATGCTGAATTTGGAAATGGTGATTGGACTTCATCTTCGCCTATGGAAATTAGCTTAACAATTGCTATGGATTATGCAATCTTAAATTACTAAGATTCTTAACATAAATAAATTAAGAGGTGCGCAAGCACCTCTTTTTTTTACATATGTATATGCAAACATATAAAGTTGCAATATGGAAAATAAATCACTATTCCCCACAGAAGAAGTTACATTACCTTCAAAAGGATTAATATATCCTAAAGATAACCCATTAGCTAAGGGTGTACTTGAAATGAAATATATGACCGCTAGAGAAGAAGATATTCTTACTAACGATAGTTATATTAAAAATGGAACTGTAATAGATAAACTATTACAATCATTAATTATTACACCCATTAATTATAATGATTTAATTATAGGTGATAAAAATGCAGTTATGATAGCTGCTAGGGTATTAGGCTATGGTAAAGATTACACTTTTGAATATGGAGGTGAAGAACATACAGTAGATCTTACTGAAGTAGCTGATAAAGAACTTAAAGAAGAACATTTATCAGAAAAAGGTAAAAATGAATTTGAATTTACTTTACCTACTTTAAAAAAATCTGTTACTTTTAAACTTTTATCTCATGGAGATGAAAGAAAAATTCAAAAAGAATTAGAAGGAATCAAAAAAATTCAGAAAGAAAAACCAGAACTTACAACTAGATTAAAACATATGATCCTATCTATAGATGGTGATTACGAAAGGAAAACCATAAGAGAGTTTGTAGATACGCATTTATTAGCTATAGATGCTAGAGCATTAAGATCTTACATCAAAGAAATACAGCCTGATGTAGATTTAACTTTTGATCTGGAAAATGAAGCTGGAGACGTGAAAGGCGTTAAGATCCCTATTGGGATCAGCTTTTTTTGGCCTGACACCGAAATATAAACTTCAAGTTTATCAAGAAGTTCATGATTTAGTCTATTATGGAAATGGAGGCTTTATATATTCTGAAGTATATCAAATGCCTATTCATATTAGAAGATATCATATTCGTAAAATAGATGTTTTGCATAAAAAACAAAACGAAGAGTTACAAAAAGCAAGAGAAGGTTCAACCACTACTTCTAGTGTGCCAAAAATGCCTAACATTAATAAAAGATAAATCTTCTTATATTTATAATAAACACCCTATGTTAATTTAAATGGCAGAAATTGATGATATAAATGAAGGAGCAGAAAACTTAAGGGGCACAATGTCCGAATTAAGGGATGTTATTAAAGAATTAGCACAAGTCCTTGAAAAAACATCTTCTACAGCAGGGGATATGGCTCAAGCTTTACAAGAGGCTGCTGAAGGTGCCGAAAAAAATAAAGACTTAACAGAGGAAGAAAATGATCTATTAAGTGACACTGAAAAATTCTTCCAAAGAATTATTGATGCGGAAGAAAGAAGGGCAATGCTCCAACAAGCGGGCTTACAGATTGGGGCAGCTTTCCTTAAACAATTAATTGCAGTTGATAATGAAACATCTAGTATAGGTAGAAGATTAAATCTATCTAAAGAGGAAAGTGCAGCTTTAAAACAAGAATTTGCCGCCGCTGCTTTTCAGGCTGGAGATATAGCTGTTAATTCTGTAAGAATAGGTAAAGCACAAGTAGCTTTAAATGACCAGTTAGGAACTTCAGTACAATTTAGTAATGAAATAGCTGCTACTTTTTCAAAATTAACAGAAATAGTAGGTTTATCGGCTGAAGCTGCTGCTAGTTTAGCTTTCCAAGCTCAAAGATCAGGTGAAACTTTTAGAGAAGTAGAAGAAAATACTTTAGCAGCTTCTTATAACCTACAACAACAAGCAGGAGTAGCATTAGATTTAAAGGGCGTTTTAGAAGCTACTGGTAAAGTTACAGGCCAAGTAAGAGCAAATTTAGGTGCTAATCCAGAAGCTATATCAAAAGCAGTTACAGCAGCTAAATTATTTGGTGCTGAATTAGATGATATTGTAGCAAGTTCTAAAGCATTACTTAACTTTGAAAGCAGTATTGAAAGTGAATTAGAAGCTGAATTACTAACAGGTAAACAACTTAACTTAGAAAGAGCAAGAGCATTATCACTAGCGGGCGATCAAGAAGGATTAGCACGTGAGTTAGCAGCCCAAGCAGGTACATTTAGTGAATTTAGTGATTTAAATGTAATACAACAAGAAAAATTAGCAGCAGCTTTTGGTATGAGTTCTGATAAATTATCAGATATACTCTTTAAACAAGAAACTCAAGGTATGAATGCTAAAGAGTTAAGAGCTCTTGGTAAAGATGAATTAGCTGACCGGTTAGAACAATTAAGTACACAAGAAAAAATTACATTAGCCCAAGAAAAACTCGCAACAGTACTAGGAGATATTGCAACTGTAGCTCTACCAATAATAGAAGGATTTGGGGCTCTTGTAGGATTTATTGCAGAATCAAAAATAGCATTATCTGGTTTAGTTGGCATTTTAGGAGCAATAGCAATTAAGTCTATAATAAATGCAGTTGCTCAAATATTTGGAAGTGCTTTTACTTTAGGACCTGTAGGATTTGCATTAGCAGCAGCAGGAGTAGCAGGATTATATGCGGCTATTGGATCTGCAGAACAACAAGTTGCTGATGGTATAGCCCCTCCGGGTGGTGGTCCTTTCAAAATTACAGATAAATTTGGTGCTACCGCTGTTACTGCTGCTGGTGATGGTATAGCAGTATCACCTAATATTAATAAAACTCCTCCTTCACAACCTATAGTAATCCAAAATAATTGGGATGCTTTCCAAGCTTCTAATGGCAATGGCCGTAGAGGATTAGGGGGTACTCAAGCACTTCAAGCAAGTCCTACATTTGCTTAATATTTATAACAAAACAACACAACTATGGCAATTAAAAATTTAGAATCACTTTATGACTTAGTAGGGGGTGGTCCCATTAGTGATATGGAAAATCAAACGGGTCCTAATTTTCCTATTGTAGGTCCTGGTGTAGAAAGAGGAGCATATCCTTTTAATATACCTGCTAATTCTCAATTACATGCTGGCCCCGGTGTCGACCAAGCAGGTAGATCTTTATTAGGTCCAAATTACCAATTTGCTTATGGTGGTTCATCTTTTTCAGCCCCTGCATCAAGTGGCCCAGATGATTTAGATTTAGAAGGCATAACTCCTGAACAATTTACAGATAATTCTCAAACAGCTCTTTTTAACCTAACGTCACTATTTGATAGAATGGGTCCTTTTGGAATCGGTTCTATAGATACTATAGGAGATTTTGCCGAGACTACTCCAGACCAGTATATAAATGACCTTCCTGATTAATATGTTCTATGGCTATTCAATTAAAAAATCTTTTACTTGATGCTGAAGATGGGTCATTTACTATAAATCTCCCTGATGGGACAACTTCTACCCAACAATTTAGACAAAGATCATTTACATATGGGGATAATGCTAATACTGATCCTCCCTTAATAGTAAAAGATTTTGATGGTAATCCTTTACCTGGAGTAGAAGATTCTACTACAAATCCTACTTTAGAATTAGTAGGTGAAGTTACTGATAATTTTGTTAGGGGTGGGGCAGTAACATTAGCTCAAAGAGCAGTTACTGATTTAGAAAGATTAGGTAAGGTCTTAATTAGCCCTAATGGATTAGCATGGTCTGTTGCCCAGCTTGCGTTAGCAAGAACGAATCCCGTTGGTCCTATTCATCCTAAAGTAAAAGGAGACGGGTTAGGAAGTAAAATTGCGGCTTTAGCAGAAAAAGCAACTGGGGGTCCTAGAAATAGAAAAACACTTCCTCTTAGTGTATTAGCTACCGCAGGTACAGGGGCAGCAGGTATTAGATTTAGAAAAGATGGCTTAATAGATACAAAATTTGAATCAGGATATAATTATGATTCTGCTAGAGGAGGTCCTAAATATGAAAATAGATTACTAGAAATAGTAAAAGATGGAGAAGATATAAACTCAGATTTAGTTTTAAGAGGAGTTTATGAAAAGTTATATATAAAAACCTCTGAAACTTCAGCGGTGTTTGAAGATCTTGGGATTCCTACCGAAGCAATAAGTGCTGCATCTAATATAATTCCTATTAGAGAATATAATGGAGGAGCTCACTCAACTTTTGGTATAGGTAAAACTACCATTAAAAGATTTCGTAGTAATCCTTACATAATTAGTGATAAAACGTTAGGCCAAATAGATAATAATGGATATTTACCTTTATTTAATACAAAACGATTTGAGTTAAGACAAGGTGATATACCAAGCCAATTACATAAAGACTATAGGAATGTAGGTGGAACAGTTGATAATAAACCTATAGGCAAACCTATTCCAGATAACAGAACAAGAATAGGACTATATAAATTAGGTAGCCCAGGAATTGAACAACAAGGAGAAGAACGTAACGTTTATAATATTGACACTATAGACCAAATTTCAGCCCAAGCTATATTTAATAGAGAAGACCTTCAAGATCCTAATTTAACCGATTATATTAAATTTAGAATAGCAGTAGTAGATAATGATAACCCTTTAAATGATAAAATTATATTATTTAGAGCATTTTTAGATAGTTTAAGTGATAACTATACGGGAACTTGGAATAGTTACAAATATAATGGTAGAGCTGAAGAATTTTATACCTATGGAGGGTTTCAAAGAGGTATAGATTTTGGATTTAAGATTCATTCACAAACTAGACATGAACAAAAACCTTTATGGGAAAAATTAAATTATTTAGTTGCCCAAACTGCCCCAGAATATAGAAATAGAAGAATGAGAGGTGTATTTTCTAGACTTACTATAGGAGATTGGATGCATGAAATTCCTGGATTTTTTACCTCAGTAAATTTAAGTTGGCAAACTAGCTACCCTTGGGAAATTCAACATGATCCCGAAGGTTTAGATAGTGATGTAAGTCAATACCCACATATTTTAGATGTTAGTTGTAATTTCCAACCCATTCACAATTTTGCACCTACTAATAGTCCTACTACACCGTTTATTATACCGGATATTACCTTTAAACCCCAAAACT